CAAACATATCTTTGGTAACTAAGGCTTTTGCCTTTTCAAAGTTTTCCCTACTTAAAAGTAGTGATATTATCTGTGGCTCCATATGTTTCTCCTAAAAAGGTTGAAGCAGTTTACTATTACTTGCCTAAAGGGTCAAGCTCCCATTTTCTAGCTTTGTGACTTAGGTCTTCTTTCTTATCTCTTATAGTTTCTGTAGGTTTTCCATTTTCATCTATTCTTTGTTGAACAATGCTCATATTCATACTGAAAGATCGCCTTTCACCATCAGAATAAAAAGGGTAAACCATATGAATTAAGTCAGAAGGAAATACAAAAAAATCTCCTACACTAGGCTTAACAAGAAAAGTGTGCGTATGCATTTTTCCAGAAGAGCCATGTAAAAATTCTATGTGACCTTTACAGGGGTAATGATCTTTGTAATCTTCCTCCCATTCTTTATCTATCTCAGGTGGTAATTTTAAATATCCTACACAAGACAAATCACATTCTGTATGTATATGTGCAGGATTAAACTCACCAGCAAACTGACGAACAATCCATGCAGAATTATACTGTATAGAAAAACCTGTGCCCTTTGACAACTGTTTAAAGTGCCTAGCCAGCTCTGTTTGAACAAAATTAGCTATGATTTGATTGAAAGTATCAGTGTGTTTATTTAATTCATTGTGATCAATTAAAAATTCTTGTTTAAGCTTACCTACAAGATGATCAGAATGATCTAACTGTTTAACTTTTTTTTCATCCCTTATAGTCTTGTTAGTGTATTTATTTAATTGTTTAACTAAAGCCATAGGTAGCCTAGCATGCATCATCATAGGACCAAAAGGAAATAAAGGAGACATGGCTCCTTCAGGTTGATTTGAAAAACTTGTTCCACCAGCCATTATTTATTCCTTGCTTTAAAAACACGTTGACCGAACCAAAAACTAATAATAGCAGCAAAGACAGTTTTTGATTCATCATCCCATGCTTCCAAGATAGCAGGTAGCACCTCTGTTCCGCCTTGCACCGCAATTATTACATAGGTAATTTTAACAAATGCAAACACACTAAAGAAAGCGTAGGTTATAACTGGTCTTACTGACGCTTGTAAAGCAGATACAAATGTAGATTTGTTTGCTTGTGCCAACGACTCAGCATGTTTGTACAAACCTTTTATTTCTTCTATGTCTGCTTGTGCATCCATCTCTTGTAATTTTAATTTACTTAATTCTGATGCATACTTAGCTTTAGCTTCAAGCATCAAAAGCTCTTGTTTATTAGCCTGTTTTTTCTCAAAGAAACCCATTATCATGGGGAGGCTGGAAGTTCCGAAGCCGAGAAGGCTACCTAATAATGATATCATGTTATGTCTACAATCTCACAGGCATCTGCTGTACATGCCAACTCCTGCATGCCTTTTGTATTGTCCTCTTGTTCGTAGTTAGAAAGTAATGTCCAATCCACATTGGTTGGCATTTGTTTAATTAAAGCATCATATTGTTTTTTTGTTATCTCTTGATATGGTGCCTGCTTATAAGTGTGATCAGAGTGTGGTAAAAAAGAAACACCTGCCACATCTTTAAAGTTATTAAACACCCATGCTCCAACATCAAACCACTCATCCTCTTTAACAGTTATAGTAACTGACGGCTTATGTTCACACCAGTGCTCTTGGTAAGTTTTCCATGTTTCTAGCTGTGTTACAGCATCTATGTCATCTCTCAAAACTGCAGACTCTGGCGATTTCATAGGAAATGAAAACACAACAGTGCTTTGTGGTTGCATCAAATCATCCTCGTGAGGTATTCCTTGATCTATCATAAAATTAGTCAGAGGGTCTTTCTTGTCTCCTCTTACAGTTCTTATATAGTATGCTGAATGTCTTGCATGTATGCCTGACGCAGAATCTACTAACTGGGAAACTGTGCCTGATGGTTTAACGCAAGTGATTGAAGTTGATTGAGGTATGCCTAATTTGTCTGATAACCCTAAGTTGGTATCTACAGCCACTTGTCGTAACCTCTGCAGGTCATCTGCTTTTCCTAGCTTAGGATTATCTAGTATGCCTGTAAGAGATACACCTAACAATCTTTCCTCTTCTGTATTGTTTTGCCAAATCTTACGTAAGTATTTAAAGTTCGTCAAAGTAGATTGAAATGTTCCAAGTATAGTAGCATCTGATACTTTGCTTTCTAAGCTTTTTATACTATCTGTTTCTCTGACTACTACTTCTGTTAGGTTGCAAAATTGATATGGTCGTAATATTATTTCACTACAAGGGTTAGTTCCGAAATCATATTTCGTTTTTCTTCTGCCATTCTTTTTTGCCTGTCTAACAGAAGCATCTCTACTAAATATTCCTCTTTCTCCTGACTTGGAGTTGTAAAGATTTAGCCACTCTTTCATAAAAATACCTATAGGTGGTGTATTTTTGTAACACACAGAGTTGTTTGCTAATGCTCTCTGCCCTTCGTCATTCCACCACTCACCAGATTTGGCTAAAGCCATCTCTTGGTCGTCAAGGTCAGATAAGCTTATTAGAGCCGATCTTCTGACTCCGCCTACCACTACCACTGATCCTATCTTGCACATAATGTCATGGCACTCTATGGGCTTTAAACGCCTACCTGCTGATTTTTTAAAAATTTCTACTGTAAACTTGAACAAATCGTCAAGTGGTTCTGGACCAGATGATCTACCACCGAATGTTTTCAACCTAGCACCTGCAGGGCGTAGGCGAGACAAATCCCATTGAGGCATCTGTCCAGTGTATAATAATGATATAAGTTCTTTGTAACCTCTAGCCCAACCTTCTTTCGAGTCAGACACTATCACTTTAGTTTCTGAAGGGCTAAGTGTTTCTGCTACCTTGGGAAGATTGTCAGTGTATTTCTTTTCTACAGAAAAACCTACACCAGTTCCGCACATCAAAATGTAAAGACACTCGTCAAACGATCTTTGACTGTCGACTGGTAGATACGAACAGTTGTAACCTGCTACATTACATCTATTTAAGGCAACTCCTGCTGTCATCAATGCTCTCATAGAGGGCATAATCTCAAGATTGATAACTCTATCTTCTAATCTGTTTTTTAGGTCAGTTGTAATCTGATAACCATGCTGGTCTTTTAAATGTTTTTCTAGGTAGTCAAAGTACCTAGTAACTGTCTCTACCCAAGTTTCTCTCCTTGCGTCTTCTTCTCGCCACCTAGCATAACGAGATTTGTGAATAAAATTTTGATAATCTGTTGGTAATTGATTTTGCATGTTACACCCATATAATCTCCGAAACAGGAACCGAAATGTAATCCTCGTGCAACCTCGATAACCTATTGAATTTATTAACTACTCTTTCTTTTTTAACAGAGTCTTTTGTCATTATACCAGCTTGCGTTCTGTCAGTGTTAAACACGACAAAGAAAACTTCACCATCAACTTTTGTATATCTAAACTTTCGTCTAGGTATGTGCATGTCTCCCCATTGAAACTTACCTGAACCCCAACCATGTTTTGTTTCTACCTCTACACTGAGGTTATGTTTTTCACAGATAAGATCGATGCCATATGCCTGTGGGTTATCTTCTAAGACAGGCTCTTCATTTAGTCCTAGTATTTCTTTTAATTTTGGTGGTAATAATTTTTTTGCTGACTCTCTTGTTTGAGGATCGTTTGCATTAAACAGTTGTCTGTCAAATTTTTTTGTAGGTGCTGTGTGTGGTTTCGCTTTCATTGTATCTCCCTTATACTTTCTTTGTCCATATTTTTAATATCCCTCTCCAAAAAAGTCAAAGAAGCTGGCACCACTAATCTAATGTGTTTAGTTAGTTCAACAGCTTTTTTTGAAGCATCCCTGTCCAATGCTACTATTATTTTACTGTAATTCTTGAGGGTTGTCAAGTAGTCATTTGGAAGATTTGTTCCCATCAGTGCAATCCCAGTGTGGGCTTGAGAAACAGCACATGCAGAAAAACAATCTTCAACTAAGACAGCTTTGTCACTGTCAGTTTGTGCATCGCAAACGAATGGGTGTTTGCTCCTGGCGTAGCGAAACCATTTAGGTCTTTTGTCAGTGTCAGATAATTTCCTACCTACAGCATCAACAACTTTGTTATCTTTCTTGACCATAAAGACTACCCTGTCTTGCCTAACATCATACTGGATGTCAGCAATACCTTTTCGGTAAGCTTCATAACTGTTCCGCTTGACCACCATGTCGAGTGCCTTGCAGTTTCTACTTAGGGGCACAAAACTACGTGAGTCAAGGGGAACAGATTTGTCAGCAAGTGTTTTAGGTTTGCTGAATGTTAGTTCTTTTCTGTCAGATATTTTTCCCCTTACATTACAAGATGCAGAGAAGCAGTGATACAGAATAGTTCCATTGTTGTTTCTGATAGAGAGAGTTTTTTTATGATCACAAAAAGGGCAGTCATATCGTAGTGCTGTTCCCTCCTGACTAGGTGGTGGGGCTAACTGTAATATGACATCAGTAATCATTTTCTAACTCCGAAGTTATCTGTAACTGAATCTTCATTCGTTTGTTTGTCTTAGTATGAACTAACTGAATGTCAGTGTCAACCCATAAACAATAAATCGCAAATGTCAGATTAAGCAGAAGAACTTTTCATTTACTTTTGTCAGCCATTTTGTCACCTCTTGTCAACAATCATTTTTGTCAGCCAAGCATTTGAGCTACGACTGTTAAAATTGTTACTTGAATTGTCACTATTAACATAACTAATTTTGTAAAATTTATTTTCATATTCCCCCCTTGACATAAAAATACTCCTAATATAAAATAACCTTTAGGTTAAAACAAAACATAATAATATTAGGAAGTATTATATATTTTAAGTTATATACTGTTATAGTCAAATAAAAAAAAATAAAAAAAGATTTGACATTAGTAAATGCTTAATTTAAAAGGAAAAAAAGATTGAGTTTCTTAGCTAGTAAAGTGTGGTTTTTACAGGGTGGGTTTTTGTTATTTTTCCCATCCTTATCCTTCCCCCCACAGACTAGCAAAGAGAGTAAGTAAGGGTGTGAAAGACTTTCTAGATAGGTCGATAAGCCCTTACTTACAACATGTAAGAATACTAAAAGTGAATAGGTCGTATCTATGTAATATACTGCAGACCCTATTTATTTTAGGACAGAGAGAGAGTTGGTA